AATTTTGCTTCAACAACATCAGATTTCTCAATAAATTTTTCATAGATATCTTTCATTGAAAATCCATTTATAATCAATAAACCAAATAGATATTTCATTACGTCAATACCTTCTTCTAAGATATTATCATTATATGTTTCACCTATTCGTTTTTGATGCATTTTCCAATCAACTTCATTAAGTATTTCAGTTGCTTCAACAATCAATGACAAAATATATTCTTTATTCCATTGAATTAAATCTTTTTTATTATTGACAATATCACTAAGTTTTTTATTATGCTTATTGTGAAAAAAATGTTCTGTAAATTTTTTCTGTCTATTAAAAATCTCCTCAAATTTATCCATTTAATTGTTTTGCCCTTCGAATTACGTCATTAGTCAATATGCCATGATACCATTGAGCAAATCTACCTACAAATTCTACATCTTTAAATTTTTTGAAATTTAATTGATTTATTATTTGAATATTTAAATTAGCACTATCCAAAATTTTATTTCCCTGAATTGATTGTTTTGATTTTGGCAACTCATGTTTTGTTTCATATACAATATAATCATCCATATAAGTTTTTCTTGTATATTCTTTATCAACTGAATAAATATAATCATAGCCTTCACTAAGAAATTTTTCTTCTTGTGATTTGAATTCACATTTATAAAAATGTTTCCTTCCCAATTCAAAAACTTCTGGATTAAAAATAGGTTTTTCTAAAAAACTATTAAAGATATCAAGAGGGATCGTATTATAGAGACTGTCATATAAAATTGTTTCTTCATTAGAAAGAAAAATCTCTTTAGTATCTAAATTGATGTTTTCAACAGAATTATTTATTATAGTTTGCTTTCTTTCTCTAATAGTAGAAAGTAAATATTCAGAAAGTATTTCAAAACTTTTTCCTGGATCTAATAAATTAATAATAACTGGAAATTGATTCCTACCTCCAGATAAAAAAGAAGGTTCTACTTTTGTGGTATTTCTTGTAATTAAAGAATATTCTCTCTTGAAATCATCATCTGATTTTGCATGAACTTTCTCATTGCGTTCAAAACCAATTCTGACTCCCCCGATTCCCCATCCATCATTTAATGATTGAATCAACTCTAATGTATCATCATCACACTGAATAACTCGTGGACCTAAATTAAATTTACTATTTATTTGCCCTTTGATTTCTTTTCCAATTAAAATGGCATCAGGGTGATAATAACCAAGCATTAAACCTGCCATTCCTGTTCCTAATATAACCTTCATTTATTTTTCCTCCATAACTATAATATAAAACATTTTAAGTATAACTTTTAATTTAAAGTTCACATAATCCACTTTCACATTTTAAATTCACAGTATATCTTGAAGCCGTCTTTAATAATTCTTCTTTATCTATTTCTCTCCAATCAACTGCTTGTAATGGTTCATCACCTCTACTCCCTGCTTGATAGATTGTCATACCTTTCAGATGGTCAGCAAAATCTAAAACTAATTCTTCAAGTTCCTTTGATGTGAAGTTGGCAGGTAGATTGATAGTTTTACTAATTGAATTGTCTACAAACTCTTGTGCTGCCATCTGAACAGCCAAATGCTCTTCTGGTGTAATGTCATAAGCTCCTACGAAATTTTTTATATTTTTTCCACTTTCAACATATTCAGCAAACATCGAGTCCATTACCAGTTCTTCATGAATTACATTACCTATTTTATATTTCCGTTTGTAGAGTGGTGCGAAGATTGGTTCTAAACCAGACGAAACTCCTGCAACCATACTGGTAGTTCCTGTGGGAGGAATTGTGCTTAGTGAAACATTCCTAATTCCATACTTTTTGATTTTTCTTTTCAAACGAGTTGGTAATTTTTTAATATTAGGTTGCTCTAAAAATTCTTCTCTATTAAATCCCGGAAAAATACCTTTTTCTTTTGCAATTTCAATAGAAGCTTCATACGTTTCATTTCTCATTGTTGTAAAAAATCGTTCAATGAATTCTAATGATTTCTTATGACCATACTTGAAACCTAATTTAATGAGCAAATAATGTAGTCCCATCACACCTAATCCAATTCTACGACTTTGATCAGATGCTTCTTTTGTCTCCGGTATTGGATAAATATTTGCCGTCAAAACATTGTCTAAAAATCTAACTGCTTTATGAATTGTTTTTGCCAATTTTGACCAATTTACATCATTCTTTTTTTCATCATAAAAATTATTCACATTGATTGAACCCAGACAACAATTTCCGTAAGATGGTAAAGGAATTTCTCCGCACGGGTTGGTGGAGGTAAAATCTTCAAAATAATTTGCATTAAAATTTTCTTCAATGTTATCAACAAAAATAAAACCGGGCTCTCCAGATTTAATATTATTAGAAATGATTGTATGCCATAAATCTTTTGCCATCGATTTCGTTTCTTCAATAAATTTAAAATCATCATTAAAATGAGATTTATAATAAGCCTTTGCCGTGATAATGGCTTTTTTCTCTGATACACCGGGAATAATAACTTCTTCCTCTTTTCTTCTTCCATCCGGATTTGTCCGTAAGAATTTCCATAATTTATATTCGCGATTATTAAAATAAAATTTCCAAGGCTTATTCTTCTTTACTGCTTTAATAAAATCTTTTGTAACAGCAACAGAAATATTGTGATTTACTAATTCACCCATTTTTACTTTCACATTAATATATTCTAAAACATCAGGGTGTGTAATGGACAATAAAGAAAGTAATGCTGTTCTTCGACCACCACCACTTCTTACTTGCTTACCTATAGAATCAATCTTTTTCATTTCTGAAATTACACCAGGAGCCGAACCATCAATACCTTGAATTGGATCACCTTTTGGTCTAATCTTACTAACATTATAACCAACACCTCCACCAGCTACTGAAATGAGATACATGTCATAGGCCAATTTGGCAATTGAATATCTATTATCCTCTACTCCTAATGCAAAACAATTCAACAGACTTCCGTCTCTACGGCCAGATCCATATAAAATTCTCCCACCAGGAATAAAATCTCCACTTTCAATAATCTCATAAAATTTCTTTTTCCACTCGATAATTTCTCCATTAGCTTCTACTTTTGCAATATGTGATGAAACTCTTTTTGCTATTTCTTCCCAAGTTGTTTCCCCTGAAAAAGCATATCGTGCTAACATAATTTCTTTTGAAAATTCAGTCTGCTTCATAATTATCTCCCTGGCTCTTAGTCCATTAAAATATTATATTTGTCGGATAAAATCTTTTTTGTAATTTTATCTCTGTTATTCATTTTATTTTGTAATTCTTGCCCACCAACTGTGTTGCTTTCATAAATATCAATTGTACCTGTATTTGTATCAACCTTTGCTGGAAAAGTTAAACCATCTGGTCCAAATCTATTTTTGATAACATGAAATCTTCCTGTATGTGCAACTTTATCTTCTATCTTTCGGGATAGAGATAATACAAAATCAGCAATCATTATTTTTTGATACGATTCTGAAATTCTTCCTGCCTCAATTACATCGTCTTCTAATGCTGCTCTTCCACTTTGACTTGCAGTCCAAATTGGTATTTTTAATTCCCCTGCCAATCCTCTTAAATCTTCATAAATGTTACCAAGAGCATGTCTTACTTCTTTTGTAAATTTATTTTGATCTTTTAAAATATCAGCATAATCAACTACCATGAAATCAACACTTTCTCCCATTGATTTCATTCTTTGAACATGTGCCATTAGTGTTTGAATTGTTGCTGTCTTTGTTGGAAATTCTTTAATAGTTAATTGGCCAGCTTTTTTTTCTTTTAATTCTCCAAGTCTTTCTTTAACATCTTCTTTATGATATTTGAGATTTTGATTTGCAATTCCTGAAAAGATACTGTCATATCTTAAACCACAATATGATTCATTCAATTCTAATGAATAGTGAATAACATTGTTACCATTTTTTAATGCAGCTGCTCCGATTGAAGAAAGAATCCAGCTTTTTCCCCCTCCAGCTGGACTTGTAACAACTCCTAGTTCTCCTGCACCTAATCCACCTTGTGTCAAATCATTAATTACTGCCCAAGGTGTTTCAATTGTGTCTCTGGACATCTGCTCGTATCTTGCTTCTATCATATCAAAATATTCATGCCCTAAATCTCTTTTAATTCCTGCTCTACTTGCCTCATCAATTAATTTTTTAATTTCGTCAAAATCACCACTGGATTCTAAAATTTCTACTGATTGAACAATTGCATTTTTTAATGCTTGATTACGAAAGAAATTAACCGACTGATCTTTGACATATTCTAAATCTGTTGCTTCAAGATTTTTATAAACTTCTTTTAAGTCGGACTTTACTGTTGTTTTCAGAATATCATTTTCAACTTCCTTCATCTTCACCTTGAAAACATCCATTGTAATTGGCATACGATATTCTAAGAAGTATTCCTTACATTGTCTCGTGATCCAGCGAATTGAATCACTTTCAAAATAACGGTCATCTAAAATATCATGAATCTGTTCAATAAATGTCGAGTCGGTTAAAAAACCAACCAGTAATTTAATTTGAAAATTATATCCATATTCTGATATTTTTTTAATCAATTCTTTTCTGCCTTCCTAAACATATCTAATCTAATAAACTCCTTTAACCATCCTTCTACATCTTTAATTTGTCCCTGTATTTTATCTTGAATAAATAATACTAAAAATTGATGCTTTACTAATTGTGGAATGTCTTTACGAACTCCCTCTTGAATTTTAAGCTTAGTGTGACCAGGAATATCTACATTTTGTAATTGCATCAATAGATAATTCCGTTTAATTAAATTAACACTATTTTTGATATTCTCAATAAGCTTTTTTTCACTTTTATCATTTTCTACGAACTCTAATAGATGCTTTACATTAAACTCTTTATTTTGTGAAATTGGAGAGATATATTTAATGATACTTTTTAATCCTGCTCCATTTACACCATTGATAGAATCTGATTTGTCCCCCGTTAATACTTTCGCTGTTAAGTAATTTTTTGAGGGTAATCCAAAATCATTTTCAAACCTATCTTCGTTAAATAGGATTTTTTTTGTTGGACTCCAAACTGAAATTCTTTCATCTACTAATTGTAAAAAATCTTGGTCTGTACTCATTATTATAATTTTACTATCTGTTAAAATCTGTTTAGTAATATAAGCAATGGTGTCATCAGCCTCAATATTATCAACTGAAATAATTGTAACTGGTAATTGTTCTAAATAATTTACCAGTCTCTGCAATTGGAATATCATTGATTGTTCCTCATTTATATTCGGAACATTTACGTTTCTATTGAATCTTCTCTTTACTTTTCTACCTTGTTTATATTCTGGATAAATTTTTCGTCTTTTCTTAGAACCACCTTTTCCATCAAAAGTAATGATACAACGAGTAGGTTTAATTCTAGCAATTGCATATTTAATTGTTTGAAGAAAACCCACCACACCACCAAAATGTTGACCGTTGTCATTAAGTGCTGAGTTGGCAGCATAACCTCGTAAGAATGAGTTTAACCCATCAATAATCAATACCTTACTATTAAGAGTTAGTTCTTCTCTCTTTTCGTTTTCTACTTGTGAAAAAACTTCTAAAAGTCGAGATTGATCAACTTTATAATTCATCTACAACTTCTTCGATCTCCCGAACATCATCAATTCCCAAGTTACCCGAATCGTATTTTAGAATATAGGCTTTACAAATTTTTTCATAACAATAATCTTTTAATCCGTCTACTGTTTCAAGTTTTTCACTCCAAACTTTTGATTGAAATTTGATTTCTTCTCCAGTATCTTCTCTAATTAATGTATACCAAGCTCCACTCTGTTTAACTAATTTATGATCTTTCATTACTTGTAACCAACTTCCAGCATCATCAATTCCTTTATCAAAATATAAAGAAAAACCTGCTGTTCTCATTGGTGGTCCAAGTCTGTTTTTAATGACCTGAGCCTTCATTTTGATACCTATTGTATTGTTTGATTTATCTTTGATTTGACCTGCATTTTTTAAACGAATTCTTGTTGATGCGTGAAATGGTAGTGCCTTTCCACCCGATGTAGTCCAAGGATCACCAAAAGTCACACCAAGCTTCTGTCTTAACTGATTAGTAAAAATTAAACAAATTTGTTGTCTTGCAATCATTTGAGTAATTTTTCTCAGTGCTTTACTAATTATGATTGCCTTACTTGTTGCCCAACCGTCCTTATTAAAATCAGAATCCATTTCTACTTCTGTTGATGCTGCTGCCAAAGAATCTACAAGAATCGTAACAAGTTTATCTTTATCTGATTCTCTAATTTTTGTAACAATCGTTTCAATAGTTTCGAAAATTTCTTCAACTGTTTCTAGATGAACATATAACATCTTTGAAGTATCTACTCCAATTGCTTCTAAAAATTCTGGTGAAACAGCACTTTCTGTATCAANATAAACAGCTACTCCATTTTTCTTTTGTGTAGAAACAAGAGCATGTGCTCCAATTAATGATTTTCCAGAACCTTCAAGTCCATTCAGTTCAACAATTTTACCAACAGCAAAACCACCATTTGGCTTATTAGAAATTGCTAAATCAAGAATTGTTGAACCTGAATGGATCCATTCTTTTACATCAGTTGGGTTATCATTTTCCGTCAAAAAATATGCAACTTGCTGATGTTTGAATTGTTTGTTTAATTCTCCTGCAATGACTTGCGCTAAATTATCTTTATCTGTCATCTCTATAACCTCCAATTATGAAAGAGGGAGCCGAAAATAATCAGCTCCCGATTTCTGCTTATCTGTTTATCTTAATCTTCGTCGAAAAGTTTATCGAACGCGTCGTTTACATTCGATGTGGTTTCAACACCATTTGTCACTTGGGTATTGTTTTTCTCACCACTATCAGTATCTTCTTCTGTCGGATTTAGATAATTTTGAAGTGCTTCTTTAAGATTATCATAAGATGGTTCGGTATAGATTTCGTTGATATCTTTTTGATCTTCCAAAATCTTTTCAAGTAAATTAGCATCTTCTGTGATTTGCGTTTGCATTGGTTTTACTCGAATTGTTGTTTTACCATATTGATTACCTGCTTCTGCCGGTGTTTGGCGCTCAACAACAATATCGCGTCCAGTCATTGGATCAGTAATATCACCATAATCTGGATCTGCTATAAATCCAAGTAATTCTTGATATACTGTTTTTCCAAAACCCCAAAACTTTACACCTTCATCTTCTTTACCTCGGGCAATGACAGGTACATAGGTTCTCATTTTTGGTTCAATTTTTCGACCTTGTAACCATTCATCTTTATCNCCAGTTGATTTTAGTTTCATTGCAAATTCATTAACTGGATCTGGACGCCCAAAAGAAACTGGTGACAAAAGTGTTTTATTTTGTCCCAATCCATAATGAAAATATAATTCACAAAATGGATTATCTTTATTGAATTTGTATGGAACAATTCGGATTTGAGTTTTGCCGGGATCTGGTTTCCAGAACGAGTCGGCTGTTGATGTTTGTGACTGTAATTGAGTCAAACGTGATTTGATTGCGTTAATATCCATTAGGTTTTATCCTCCTGTTTTATTGTTTAGGTTCACTATTTAATATAACATTTTTTCAGAATAAATGTAAATAAAAATTATTAACATTCTCTGCAAGTACAATCACATTGGTGATCACACTCTTTTGTCCATTTTTCTAATGGGCATTCTGCTGTTGCATAATGAACTTTTACATTCATAAAACAACCACAGAGTGGACAGCGCCCATCTCTTTTTCCAGTATCTGGATTTGTCTCATCGTATAATAACTCTGGACAATTTTTGCATATTTCAAACCTTCTCTCTGCTTCCTCTTGTGAAGCAATTACTTGTTTACCTTTAATAAAAGCTTTTAAGGAACGCCAATGTTCAATTGCTAAACTTCTTACCATTTGTGGAACGGGAGGAAGTACTTTTTCTTGAAAAATCATTGTCTCAGTTTTCTCAATACACTCCATTTCCTTTTCAGTAGCTTCTCTTTCTACTGTTGGTTTTGGTTTGAATTTAAATTGACTTATTTTACTCCCAAATGTCTTATTAACTTATTAAGATTATTCTCTATTGCTGTTAATCGTTTTTCAATATTTGGACTAACTTGTGGAGATCCGGGTTGAGCTCCCTGTTGTCTATTTTTCATCATTTCAATTCTTTTCATAATTTCATCTGGTGGTAAAAGATTTGGTAAATGTTGATTTTCTTTATGCCATTTCTCATACTCTTCTTTCCATTTCTTCAATTGTTCAGGGCTTTGATTTCCCATTGGAGGTCTTGGTGGATCAGATTTTGGTCGAGGCATTTTTAATAATTCACTTGCCGTTTTTATATTAGATAATTTTGAATTTTTTTCTGTCCATTCATTATATTCTTTTTTCCATTTTTTGAGCTCTTCTTGTGTTGCATCTTGAAATGGAACTTTTGGTGCTGGTCCAGTTGGTCTTGGTGGTTCGGGAATTTTCTCTCCTTCAGACCACTTTTTAATTATATCTTTTTCTCTAAAACCACAAAAATAATTACCTGTTTTAGCATCAACAAATAAAGGGGTTCCACATTTAATGTCAAATTTCTTTTTGATTTCTTTTTCAAGATTTTTATTATCTTCTTCAGCTAAATCTAGTTTTAGAATTTCAACACCTTCACTAATTAGTTCATCTACAAAAGGCATTACCCTTTTGCAAAATGCACAGCCAATTGTATAAAAAAAGTATAATGTTGATTGTTTTTTCTTTGCCATAACCAGTCTCCTATGTTTATTTTATAACGAAATTATTTTAAAAATTCTCGTTGATAATTTTTTTAATGTTTCTCCATCTGTTG